AGGTGTATAGAGATACCTGCTGAATGATAGGAGGTGAATATGTCTGAAAAGATTCGCAAGTCTGCTGTTTTTGAAGTCTCCGAGAAGGCAGAAGATGGAGTAGTAGTCACCTTTTCAACGGTTGATAAAGACAGGGATAAAGAAGTGCTTTTGCCTAAGGGGGTTATTCTTGATAACTTTGAGAAGAACCCTATTGTGTTGACAGACCATACATACAAGGTTGGAAATGCTGTGGGTAAAGCACTCTGGGTCAAGCCTACTGAAAAGGGAGTGAGGGCAAAGGTGAAGTTTGCCTCTACACCCTATGCACAGGATGTCAAGACACTTGTAGAGGAGGGCGTGATAAATGCACTTTCACATACTTTCTATCCTCTTGAGTTTGTTGACACACCTGAAGAAATCAAGTCTCTTGGTTTTGACCCTGCAGAAGTTGGGCGGGTCTATACGAAATGGGAACTGCTTGAAATATCCTTTGTAACCCTGCCTGCGAACCCGAATGCACTTGTTGAGAGGGACTTCAATCTACAGTCTGCCTATTTCAAGAGCATGAAAGAGAAGGTAGAAAAAGGAGAGGAGTTAAACCCTGAAGAGCCTGTCACAGAGGAAGAGGAGAAAGGAGCAATCCCTTATTCAAAATTGCCTCTTGCGGACATCAATTACAGGTGGGACAAGGCGAAAGCCCTGAAGAGAATACAGGACTGGGCACTCAAGCGGGATGGTAGTCTTGACCCTGCAAAACTCCAGAAATGCTTCAGGTGGTATAATACAGAGAAACCCACGAATATCACTTCTTACAAGTTGCCCATTGCGGATATTATCAACGGAGAGCCTCACAAGGTCTGGAATGCAGTCAGGGCAGCAATGGCAGCACTGCTTGGAGCAAGGGGGGGCATAAATGTTCCTGATGCAGATAAGAAAAAGATATACAATGCCCTTTCAAAAGATTATAAGGACTTTGACAAGGAACCCCCTGAATTCAGGTTAAGGAGTATAGAGGAGATTGTTCAGGAGGGGCTACCTGAACTATATGAGGCAATAGACATGCTCTCAATGAAACTTTCTGAAATAGAGGCAACCCTGAATTCTGTCATGAAGAGGTATCAGGAGGGCAACGAACCCTCTGGAGATACTGATGAGGACAGAACAGAGGTTGACGAGAAGGTTGTCAAAGAGGTTGTCAGAGAAGTTGTGCAAACTGTAACAAATAAGATTAAGGAGGTGTAACATGGCTGAACTTGATAAAAATCTTGTCAAGGAAATTGCCGAGCAGGCGGTGAAGGAACACCTTGAGCCTGCTATTGAGGAACTCAAGAACAAGATAATGACAATCAATGTCAACACAGGGGCAGACTGGAAAGAGGAACTTGGAGAGAACCTGAAGAAACTCCTTGCAGGGGAGTATAAGGAACTCAGGACAAAGGCTGCAATCACAACTTCAGGTGTGACAGGTGTCATTCCAGAGGAGTGGATTGCAAAGGTGTATGATACTCTTCCTGAATACGGAGCCCTTTTTGCTGCGGGCATGCAGAGAATACCTATTGCGCAGATACTGAATGTAGGGAAACTGGGAACAGATGTCACTGTGTACTGGCAGACAGAAGGTTCAGCACCTACAGAGTCAGGCGGAGCAATCAGCAAACTCTCTGTGACAAGGGAAACACTCATCTGCTTGCTGAAGCTCTCAAATCAGGCACTCAAGTATAGCAACATAGACCTTGTAAACTACTTCACGGGCAGAGTTGTTGAGAAGATTGCTGCAAAGATAGATGACGAGGGCTTCAACGGAACAGGGAGTGGTTCCTATAAGTTCACAGGGATACTCAACGCATCTGGTGTCAATGCTGTGGTGATGGGTTCTGGAGACACAACCTTTGAGAAGGTTAGTTATGGTGACCTTGTTGATGTCATTCACAGCATCAACAGCAGGCATGTCAATGGTTCCGCTTGGTTCATGTCAAACAGCGTGTTGGGTGTCATCATGAAACTTGTTGACAGCAATGGCAGGCCTATCTTCAACTACAACACGAGGACATTGCTTGGTTATCCTGTTCACATCACTGCTGCACTACCTGCAAACTCTGATTCTTCACAGGCAGACAAGGCCTTCATCGTGTTCGGAAATGTCAGAGATGGGCTTCTGTATGGTGCTGAGGACTATGAGGTCAAGACCTCTGAAGAGGCAGGCTTCACAGCAAATGTCACCTATCTCAGAGTCACACAGGATACTGCCCTCTATGTTGCAAATCCGACTCTCTTCACAGTGCTGAAGACTGCTGCCTCTTAATAGGAGGGTGTGATGGCTGCGAAGATAGAAGTTGAGTTCATGAACAATGTTGTCTGGGATGGACGCTGGTTTGCAATTGGGAAAACATATGTGTTGAAGAAAGAGGAATACGAGGTGCTGAAGCAGTATTGCAAGCCTGTGCAGAAGAAGAAGGAAGAGAATGCAGAGGAAGACAAGAAGGGCAAGCAGAAATAGACGCATAGACACTTCCAGGGGGCAGGGTTTTTGCCCTGTCCCCTGTAATTCAACACAGGGGGCAAAATGGCTTGGATAACTACAGAAGAAGTCAAAGCGGTGATGGAAACAACCTCAACAGAGCATGACACAGTAATAGGACTTCTCATACCCTATGTGGAGCAGGCTTTCAAGACATTCACGAATTACAACCCTGAAAGTGAAGACATCACAGAAAAATTCTACATAAATAACACAGATACGATAGTGCTGGGGAAAACTCCTGTGACAGAGGTAACCTCTATAACAATAGGTTCAACAACCCTTTCAAGTTCAAACTATGTTGTTGATAAGCGTGCTGGCATAGTGACTTTTGCAGATGCACAGACTGGGCTTGTCACGGTAGAATATACAGCGGGGCATACAACAATCCCCTCTGACATAAAGAATGCCTGTATCCTTCAGGTGATAGACCTGTTGCAGAAAAAGGAAAGGCTTGGGTTGAAATCTTTGGGGAAACAGGGAGAGACAACATCTTATTCAGATATTCCTTGGCTTCCTCAATTCATTGATGTTTGTAATAAATACTACAATCCTGTCATGTTGAGGGAGGAACCGTGAAGGTGAAAGTTCGTGCAGTTGGGCATAAAGCATGGGTTAACAAGGCTTTGACAGAGATTGAAAAAGTTGTTTTTCAAACTATCAACAGGGCACTTTTGAAGGTGCGTGGACAGGCACAGAAACAATATCTCACGGGGCCCCGACCTCAACATTTGGGAGTGCGGACAGGTAATTTAAGACGCAATCTAATGACAGTGACAACCTTGAAAGAGAACAGTGCAAAAGGGTATTTATTTTTGCGGAGTATAGCAAGGTATGGAATATACTGGGAAGCAGAGGAAAGGAAAGGTCAGGTTTTCAGCAATGGGACACCTAAGTATAGACCTTTTGTGAAACCAGCATGGGAAGACTTGAAAGACAGGATACTTCTTGATTTTCAAAAAAGAATAGTGGAGGCTTTGAGATGATAGAAAGAGGAAGCCTTGTAAACCTTTGTAAAACAGCACTGGAGAATGTTTCAATCAATGTAATAGAGGATTTAACGGAAGATTTTGGCACAGCCCGTGCAAAGGTAGGTTTGCCTATTGCTTATGTTTATGCTGGGCATGAAAGGATAACTTTTACAGGGGGACAGGAGAATCATTTTGTAGAAGTGATTGTTATAATGGCAGAAAAAAAAGAGAAAGGAATAGAAGTAGGACTAATTAAATTTATGCAAGAGGTAGACAAGCAGGCTTTTAGCACTGCAAGCGGGAATCCTCTATATATAGAGCAATATGACATTGACACCTTTGAGGGGGGCATAGAAGGAACAACAGGGCTTGTGATAGCACAGGTGTCAATAACTTTCAAGTGGTGGCGTGTAAACACTAACAGATAGGAGGTGTGAAATGGCAATAAGGCTTGCAAGGTATTATCTACTTGGAAAACTTGAAACTACCTATGGTTCAGATGCGAGCCCGACCGATGGTGATGTTATTCTTGCACAGAACCTTTCTTTCAAGAAGGAATTCAACCCTATCAATGTGAAGGTAGGAAGCTCTGCTGAATTCTATAAGGCACTCACAGGGAATATGTTTGCAACTCTCAGTTTTGATGTTCCTCTGCGTGTAGGATATTTTGATACGATACAGATGCAGGGAGATATATCAAAACTACTTCAGGCTTGCGGATACGACAAGGATGCTACGAGTGATAATGAGTTCGTTGCTTTCATGAAACCTGAAAGTCAGTCCTCAATGACCTTCTACTACCTGCACGATGGTTTGCGTGAAAAAATCACAGGTGCGAGGGGTTCAGCAAAGTTCACAATCAAGGCAGGGGAAGTCCCTATGGTGCACTTTGAATTCACGGGGCTTTACAACGGGGTTGACACAGCAACAATGGCATCAAGTGTAAACTATGATGTAAAGAACGGCGATATTTTTGTTGCAAAAGGAGCAACAATGACCGTCGGGGGGACAGACTATCATACGGAACTCCTTGAGTTTGCAGACAATAATAAACTTGTTGTTATTCCTTCTATCAGTGCAGACAATGGCGTGTATATGGTAGAGTTTGCAGATGCGGAGCCTTCAGGCAATGTTGATGTGCTGGTGGAGACAAGCAATGCATCTACTCTTGAGGGGCTTGTGACAAGTGAGTCAAGTGTGACAATATCCTTCAAGAAAGGAACAAGTGAAAACCCGACAATAACTATCACAGCCTTCGTGAACGATAGAGAAATGCAAGATGCAGATGGACTTCTTAGATACAAACTTGGTTTTGCAATCAATGGAATAACTATCAGCCTTGAAGCTTCTGAATCATAAGGAGGGATAATGGAGATAAAGAAAAACCCTACTCTCAAGGAGATACTTCAAGTTGCACAGATAATCAAAGAGAACCCTGCAGAGGCAATACTTTCTGATAAACTCATAGACCTGCTTGTTATTGCAACAGGAGCAGAGAGACAACAGGTTGAAGCCCTCCCTGTTGAAGAGGCTAAAAGGCTGGTGTCAGATTTTTTTTACACCTGGAAGCCCTTGGAGTTCATATCTGGCAATATGCAGATACTGATAAAGTATATCAAGCAATCATCAACCTCACAGGAGGGGACTTGAGGAACTTCAAGGAAGCCCTTGAGACAGACATTGTAACTTTTGAGAACTTTGTCAATGCTAAAATAGAGGTATTGAGGAGAATGCAAAATGGCTGAAAATGTCCTGCTGAAGATAGAAGGAGACATCAGAGACATCAAGGCGAAACTGGGAACCCTTGAGAAGGAATTCAGCAAGACAATGAAGGGGGCAGAGAAACAGACAAAGCAACTTGGGAATTCCTTTAAAACTCTCAAGGGACTAATTGCAGGGGCTTTCACAGTAGGTGTGATATACAAATTCAAAGAAGCCTTGATAGCGGTTGCAAATGCTGCCCTTGAACAGGAAAAAGCAGACATGGCACTTGAAGCAACTTTGATAAACTTGAAACTTGCAACAAAAAACCAGATTGAAATGCTCAAACAATATGCAGCAGAACTTCAAGAGACAACGACATACGGCAATGAGGAAATAGAGCGTGCAATGGCAATGCTGGGGACATTTCAATTGACAACGGAGCAGATAAGACAGGCTATACCTCGTGTAATGGATATGGCGGCAGCAATGGAAATGATGACAGGCAGGCACATGGACTTGGCAGATGTAGCAAACATGGTGGGGAAGGCAATAAATGGGACTGTAGGCTTCCTGACAAGATGGGGCGTTGTAATAGATGAAGAAGCAGTCAAGGCGGATAAGTTCACGGGGATACTTAAATCTATAGATGATAACTTCAAGGGACTTTCTGAAACCCTTGCAAATACTACTTTGGGACAGATGGAGCAACTAAAAAACTACTGGGTTGACATTAAAGAAATCATGGGTGCTGTTGTTCTGGAGGCTTTCAAGCCTATGCTTGAGAAGATGAGAGAAATGGCTGGCTTGATAGTTAGGATGAAGAATTTTCAGGATACAACCCTTGGACAAATAGACGCAACGAGGGAAAAATTGAAAAACCTGAAAAAAGAAGTGCAGCTAATGGGGGCTATGTATGAGAGGGGAGAAATCACAGCGAAGGAATATCATGAGTTCATCAAAAAAGCAATACAGCGAAGGATTGAACTACAGAACAGACTGAGCGAGTTAAACAAACAACGACAAGCAGAACTTGAAGCAATAAGAAAGGGAGAAAAAGGAGCAGCAAAAGCAACAAAAGAGCATACACAGGCAATAGATGAAGAGGCAAAAAAAATAGAAGAGCTTGAAAATAGAATTAAGGCATATCAAGAAGTTTTGATGATGTATGACAAGCAGATTCAAGACCTGAAAGGAATAATAAAGCAATATCAGCAGCAGATTGAGCGTATGGGAATGTTAACACAGCAGGCAGGCAAAGAAACAACAGATACTATGCAGAAGCAGAGAAAAACTATAGAGGAATGGGGGGCGGACTTAGAAGGCGTAACGAATTATCTTTCTGATAGGCTTGCAGATTGCTTTTCTTCTAATATTAAAAGTGCTTTTGATACGACAAAAGGTTACATGCAAAGTTTCAAGCAAACTTGGTCAGAGTTTTTACATGACTTAGTTGTGACGGTTATCAGGGCAGCAATAAAGACAGCAATAACAAGACTGGTTGGTGCTGCAATAGGAGCTATCACAGGAAATGCTACCTCTGCTGCTTTTGGAGGTGCACTTGGGGACTTTCCTATAGGAGGAGGGACGACAGTTGCTGCGGGAGAAAGATATGCTTCAGAGACAATTGCAGCAGCAACAATGACAGAGGGGGTTTCCTTATGGCAGACCTGAAGTGGACTCTCTATTTTTATGATTCAGGCTCTTGGGAAGACATAACCGATTATGTTATATCTATTTCTGAATTCAGGTATGAGATAGATACAAGGACATATGGCACGGGGCCTGTCATAAGGGTTGTTCTGGACAGTTCCTGTTCAGCAAGGGAAGGAAGATATAAATTAAAGATAGGGTCACACTATACTTATTACTCTGCGACAGGGGATTGCATAGAAGAATCAGGGCAGGAGAGGGTAACTATCACTCTGATAGATGATTTCATTCTTTCCTTAGATGGCAAACAGATAAAACTTCCTTCAGGGGTCAATGAATGTGAAGCCTTTGCAGGAGGGAAGTTTGATGTTGCGTTATATGTGAAAAAATTTACGGGTGGCTTGGATTTAAATTCTAATCCGCATGACATGGACATACCGAGAACTCAACTTTGGAAAACTTTGGATGATAAAAAATTCTATTGGACAATAGATGGAATAATAATTGTACAGGATGAAGAACCTCGGTATGAATATCAAGGGAAAATGGGAGTTTTGAAAGTAGGAGATACTACTTATAAGGTCAAGGGTTATCAGTTCATGAACATCAAAACAATTTTGAAACAGATTATTTCTGCAGAGGGCTACACATATGAGATAGAAGACCTCATAGAAGAAGACGACATAGATGGAAGCACTTATCTTGGCACAGATGAAATAGAACAAATTTGGGATGCGAAATATGTAAATGGCAAGTTGGTTATTTTATATTCAAAAGCGGGGACTCTTGTTATCAAGGTCAAGGATACTTCAGGCACTGACCTTTATACGAAAACAATCACAACACAAGATTTCAGGTCAACCTTTGTAGATGGCACGGATGCTATTGCTTATCAGATTTATGCTGACTATTATGCGAATGCTGTTTATATACCTTTTTGGTATTGTTCAAGTTTTGATGCTGACAGTGATTTAAATGAATACTATTTGCGGGTAATAAAAATAGACCTTTCTGGCACAGGTGCAACCCTCTCTTATGATAGAACTTTAACTGCTATAGAGTTTATGTCAGTGACAACAGGAGTAGTGAGAACTTCAGATGCAGATACAAGGGAAAGCAGGTGGGAAGGAAATTATATAGGCTACGGGTTTATAGATTTTCATTTTTACTATGATGAAACAGGAATACATAATCTGATTTTCTGGCAATATTCTCAATACCTCTATGTCATGGATATAGACAACCTTGTGGCGGGTAGTAGCAACTGGAAATATGTTTATGATTTTGGTTATACAAGTTTCAGGAACTATATTGTGCCTGATGATATGAATGCCCAGGTGGGGACCTGGGGCTATGATGCTGGTTCTTCCTCTTGGTATCTGAATTTTGCAAATGTTGCAATAGATTTTTCAGGCAGTTCTCCTGCGAACACAAGCAAGACTAAAGGAGGGAAGGTTGTTGATGAAGATGACTGGGATGCTACCTCATATTGTCACGGGAAATGGTATCATTCAATATACTGGAAAAAGGGGACTTCTGGGGATTATTATTATTACAGAATCCCTCAAATCTGGACAGGGTTTTTACAACGGTCTGGAATCTACAACAGATATAACAGAGATGTAGACGACCCACTCTCAATAGATTCAGCCTTTCAGCAAACAGAGGCTGGAACCTCTTGGGACAGGATAAATGATATTGCTTTTATATGGAGAAAAAAAGTAGAACCTGGGATAAATGAATACTTGCAGTATAGTATTAGAAAAGGCTACATTTGGCCTCGTGTGTGGCGGTATCAACCCCTGTGGTATAAAGACAGGAAGCAACAGTTTATAGATGCCTTCCTGACATTTGGATGGTTCTATCAGCAGATAGATGGAAAAATAAAATTGATAAGGATAAAAGAGTCAAGTTCTTCAATAGGAACTTTTTCAACAGATGATGTCCTGACTTATAGGAAATATTCAGGAGACCTGAAATATGGGACAGGTTATTCCTTCAATGTTCTATCAAGCACGGTAACAGTAGGAGATACAGACAGGATTAAAGAGGTTAGAACAGTAATAACAAAACAAGGCTGGACACCTGCACAACAGGTTGAGTTTGTAAATTCTGACTGGACAGATTTAATCAGGTCAGACAAAGACTATGTTGAAATAACTTGTGACCTTGATGCTTTCTATGATAAGGCAGGGAAATATATGCCCGTGCTTGGCGAAAAATTCTCCTTTGATTCAAACGACTATCTTATTGTTGGGGTGAAGTTAAATGTCATGAATAATGTCATCAGGATAAAGGGGGTGAAGGTATGAGTGACAGGTTGATATGGGGCAATGCAAGACCCCTGTTTAGAATAGATTCAACGAGGTATGTATTGGACGACCCTCCTGCAGACATAAAAATAACCTTTGATAAAAAAATTATATTGAATGAAAGCATAACAGGAAAACTCTATGAACATGTGCTTGGTTATAGAGGCAGATTTGCAATCACATGGGAATACCTTGACAGACCTTCAACAGAAGTCCTGATAGATATTCTGAATGAAAGCCCTGACATATATATGAGACCTCATTTCAATTTTTATAAGGAATATAAAGTTAGACCTGTGCGAGGATTCAATCTTGAGAGGTTTGGGAAAATATATCAGCCTTACAAGGGGACAATAGAATTTGAGACAATAGAACTTGAAGAAGAAATCCCTGCGGAAAGCAAGGGGGCTTTCTCTTTTGATGGTTCAACAAAAATAAGTGTAGACATCTCAAAGAACTGGACAGATACAACAATAGACTTTTGGATGAAAACTCCTTCTGAATTTTCTTCAGAAGAGGATATTGTCAGGTTGAACTATTCGGGAAGTGGAGTTATGAGGGTTTGGCTTGACACAAATGGGAAATTAAATATTACAAGCAACGGAAATACTTTGACTGCTTCTACTGCTTGTTCAACAGACACTTGGCATCATGTAATAGCCAAAAAGGTTTCTATTTCAACGAGGGTGATAATTCTTGATGGTGTTGCAGTGGGGCAGGATGATGACGGTTCTACCTCTATAATGAGTTTTGACGAATTTGTTGTAGGGAATACAACAGGAGGGTTCAGCGGAGATATACAAATAGTGAGGCTGTATAATGCTTCAATATATCAGAACTATAATGCACAGATGTCTGAAGTTTTACAGGCAACACCGACTATTTGGTGGGATTTTTCACAGGGAAGTGCTGAAGACCTATCAGGGAACGGATATGATGGAACAGTCACAGGGACTGAATCATACACAGAGGAAAGTTTCCCTGATAGAGGGTATAAATTGTTAACCTGAAAGGAGGTGAACATGGGTGTTTTTCTTGTGCTTTTAGCAACAGTTTCAACGATGAATATGGAGTTCATCAAGCGTGGCAACAGGTTTGAAGTGTGGGGCAACAAGGACAGTCTTGCTGTGAAGCCGACTACTGCTGATACTCTTCTCTTTTCTCCTGTGCTTGAATGCGGGGATTTTGACGGGCTGACCTTTCATGTAATAGGGCAGACTTATGCGGGACACTGGAGGTTGGAATATCAAGAAATCAGCGTTAAGGCTGATACCTCTTACGGGAAATGGAGACTAATAACTGCTGACACAGGAGACACGACAGGGGTTTATAATTTGGCAGGCATACCGTTTCAGGGGTATATACGCTTCAGGGCTGTGTGCGTGCAGAATGCGGCTGATACCCTATATCTTTACTTCAGGGCTAACCTGTTTGGGAAATGAGGTGAAGCCTATGAGATACCTTTCTATTCTTTTGCTTTTGAGTTTGATACTTGCAGGCTATGAAGATAGTCCAGGAGTGCGGTTATCTGCTTCTGATTTTGAATACACTACTGACAGGCAGTATCATTATGTAGCGGGCTGGCTGATAGGTATGACCTCACCCTTTGCGTTTGATAAGGTTACCCAGAACCGTGAACAGGGATTGGCATTAGAAGGACAGAAATTCATATGGGGACTGTGGTTGACTTCTATGGTGGCAGTGGAAAAAGAGGTTTGGGACTGGAGACACGGTGGTAAACTTGACCTTGCAGACTTCACTTATACCGTGATGGGTTATACTTTCAGTTATAGTCTGAACAGGTTTCTGAAATTTGCTTTTAAGAAGCAGAAAAGGAGGGAGCCTTGAAGAAACTTATCCTTTTGGTCTTTGTGATCCCCCTTCTCCTTTTATGCTGGCAGACCTCTGAAACCTTTTATGGGCGCTATGGGGAATTTGATAGCCTTTCTTTGCGGAGTCCCTCCTCAAGTCTGAACTCTGTTGTTACAAAGGAGTATATAGACAATGCGGTTATATCTTTAGGTGTCAGATACTTCTTACTTGAGGATAGTTCTGATGTTGCGGGGTATAAGAAACTTTCCCTGACTGTGTCTTCTTCTTCTGAAGAATCAACGGATATTTCTTCTTTATCAACAGGTGATACTCTTGCAACATTTATCACGGATACATCAGAGACTTCTGATAGACTCTTGAAAGGGCTTTATATTCTTGAGGTCACGGCAAAGAAGACAGGGGGGAATAAAACCCTTGCGATGAAATGGCAACTCCTTGTCAGGGACACACTTGGAAACGAGACCTTAATTGCCATTTCAGGTATATCAGACCCCGTGGCAACGACAAGGCATGTTTTCAGAATGACCGTGATAACAGATTCAAACTATGTGATAGGTGCAGGAGAGAGGATAGTAATAAGGCTGATTGCTGATGTTTCAGGGACAGGGTCTGTACCTTCTATCAGGATATACTATGAAGGAGACATTGACAGTTACCTTGAAGTCCCTGCTAATCATGAGGTTTTTGATAACATCTTCATTCCTTATTCAGGTGCAAAGAAAAACATAGACCTGAATAATAAAATAATAACTAATGTTCAGGGAATACAGATAAACCCTTATCAGGAAGTTGACACCTTGACATGGATGGATGAATGGTTTGCAGTATATTTTGGTGGGACAGCCTCTTTCAGGAACTATTGCAGAATAGGACGAAAACTGAATGCAATAGGGCACTATCAGGTTATGAAGCCCTTTAAACTTTTTCTTAATGCAGATAGTATTGAAATTGATAGCATACAGGTTTCTTTCGACTGGACAACGACAGCGAGTGATACAGATACGGTCCTTTTTTCACTTGATACACTTGAAACTCCTATCACAGGATATACACATGACTACTATAGAAAAAAATATATGTATATCACAAAAGCAACAACGAAGGCGGTTTTGATAGATTTAGGGACTTTTACAAATCCCTCTTTCTTTGTTATCAGGTTGCACAAACTGAACGGGTCAACAGAGTTCATACATCATTATTATGTTGTCTTCTACAAAAAATACAGATAGGAGGTGGATATGAAGAAACTCATCTTTTTTATACTGATAATCCCTCTGCTTCTTTCCTCTTGGACAGGGACTTGGGATAAAGGGTATATAGTAGAGGAAAGGATTGATACTCTTTCTATGATACAATTACCTTGGACTAGGGTAACGAATTGTAGCGAAGGAGTAAATATTTACAGTAGTAGGACTGAATATAATCCTTATTTAACAGCTTCTAATCAAAGGTTTGTTACTCCACTTTTTAAACTTTTATTTAACGGAAATGACAGTATTTATGTAGATAGCCTTGTTTTGGTATATCATTTGGGTCCTGCTTTCAATGATACTGATACAGTTGTTTTCAGGATAGATACAGTTCATGTTGTAACGAATGGATATCGTGATCGTTATTATGTTTACAAGGAAACTCTTATTACAAATCAATCGGAGGGACAGCATCGTATCGCGATAACAGATATAGGAATGAATAAACAATGGGCTTTTAATCATCCTATTGTAACGCTGTGGTATAAAAAAGCAGAATCCTCTCCTCCATTCTGCTATCTTTTCGGGTTCATAATATATTACAAAGTATACTACAAGGTGCGATAAATGGGCAGAAGGACAATAAATGGGCTTGGCACAGACATTGATTGGATAAAGAAGACCCTTGAAAACTATGAGGAGAGGTTTGACAGGATAGAACAAAAACTTGAGGGTTTGGTGGCCTTCAAGGAACAGGTGAAAACAGAGGCAAGGATACAGGCAAGGATAACATCAATCATCATTGCGATAGTGCCTACTGCAATATCTATTGCCCTGTTGGTGATGAAGATAATCAAAAAATAGGGGGAACTATGACAAAGGGAAAAAGAAAACTCATAGGGTTTCTTGTATTGATACCTTCTCTTTTTTTAGGCGGGTTGTTTCTCAAGGACAACTTCCCTGTCTATGCGAGGTATGTCTATTTAGGCCTGCTTGTGTTTGTTGCAGGGAACAGTGTTGAATACTTCAAAGATATTATAGAATACCTGAAAACAAGGGGGAAATGATGTCAGGGGCAGATGGAACAGAATTTGCATACTCCCTTGATGACATGTTGACAGAACACTTCAAGGTGCGGGAGTTCTTTTGGCACAAGGGTTTGAAGAGGGAAACTTGGGCAAAACACCCTAAATTACGCAAGGTGCAAGTGTATCTTGCATATAACCTTGCCCTCAAGGGGGAAGCAATCAGACAGGAGGCTGGCGTGCCGATACATATCAATTCAGGGTGCAGAGACAAATATGTATATAAACTTCTCTTCAAAAGATGGCTGAAGGCAATGAAAGAAGGCAGAAAGGTGGCAAAACCCTCACGCACAAGTGATCACTTCTACATGAATGATGTCTGGCCTATTGGTGTGGGTGCTATAGATTTTACACCTGTGGGCTTTGATACAAAACAACTCAAAGAACTCTTTGACTGGATTGTCTTAACTTGGGCGCCTGATGAATACGGACAGGTGATTCTTTACCCTGAACAGACATTTATTCACCTATCTAATCCCTATGAAATACTGGGGGATGTAGGCATAGAGATAAACAAGCCTCTATGCAATAAGATACTCATCTACTCTTATAAAGAGAAGAAATATAAGCCTTACAGAACCGTTTAACAAAGGGGGAAACTGTGAGGATACACCCTGTAATCCGTCTTAACAAGGATAAACAGGTATTCTTGGCAATGTCAGATATTCACTTTGGTAGCAAAAGGTTCATGAAAAAAGAGTTTTTGGAATACCTTGAGGAAGCAAAGAAAAGAGAGGCAAGGGTGCTTTTGATTGGTGATATTTTTGATGCTGTATATCCCTTCGGAGATAAGAGATATAACCCTTCAATCCTTGCTCCTGAATTTCAGGGCAGGGATGACCTTCCTCTCTATGCAGTGCAAAAATTTGCGGAAATAATTGCACCTTACTGCGATTTAATAGACCTGTATGGATTAGGAAATCACGAGGTGGCTCTTTGGCGTCATAATGGAATAAATCTTGTAGGGCTTTTGAGGATGCTCCTGAAACAACAGGGCAAATATGTAGGTTTTGAAGGTGGATACATGGGATATATGTTCTATATCTTTGAACTTGCACGGAAAAAATGCAGGCGGGTGAATATCCTTTATCACCATGGCACAGGAACAAGTGCGGTGGTAACAAAAGGGATGATAGATATAAACAGGGCTTTGCAGTATCCTTGGCATGTATTTTTATTTGGGCATAAACACTTCAAAATAGCAGATGCCTCACATCTTATACAAGTGGTCCCCGGGGTCCGAGAAGATGAAGGCTTCATCTATTATGATGACAGGCGGGCTTTTCAGGTGGGCAGTTTTGTTGAACCGAAAAGGGTTGAGAAGACAGGAGAAATTCCCCCTTATGATGATTATTCAGGTGTTATGTCTCTGCGTTCATATGGGGCAGTCTTTTTCACAGTTTCAATCACAAGGATACACAGAACTATCAATGGAAAAGAGAGGGACTTTGAAGTAGTGAGAATACGGGGGGAAATATGAACCCTGAAAAAGAAGACACTGTTACTATCAAGGTTGTAGTCCTATTCAAAGAATCACAGGCAAAGATGGAGTTTACCCTTGTTGAAGATTACCCTGTGCAACTGAAAGGCCTAAACCTTGAAGACCTCACCGTTACAGAAATCCTTGAATTAGTCAGGAGGCTGAAGATTGATAATTAACAAAACTGTTAACCTTCAATACTTAAAAGCAATAGTTATTACAGTAATAGCCTTTACTATAGGTTACAATGTCAATAAATTTTTACACCCTCCAAACCAACAATCTGTGTCAAATATTTCTAACATAGGAGAGATAAGGAAAGATACCGTATATGTGCAAGTGGAACAAATCTTGCATGATACTATCGTCAGATTTTATCAGGCTCCCTTTATCCGTGTCGTTCCCTATGCAAGTTTTATTCCTGTTGAGTATAGTGCAAGTTTTGTGCCAGACAGCCTGAACCTGATTGTGCAGGTGAAACAGGGGAGGAAGGCCTTGAGGGTGCTCACAGAGGAAGGGGTATATTTCTATCCTGCTGTGCGTGTATTCACCCTGCAGGCAACACAAGGAAGCCCTGTCCTGAAGACGAGGAGGTTCTCTGCAGACCTCACCCTACTCGCAGGCGTGGAATATACAGGCATATACAAGCCCTATCTATCCGCAAGGCTCCGCATAGGGTGTATCTTCATAGGAGTGTCCGTTTGTGAAAATGTCCGTTTTCAAGGGGGCCTAATTCTGAACTTCACACTCTTTTGAAGGATAGCGGAAAAACAAAATCTTCTTGATTTTGCTTTTTTGCCATATCCCTTTGTATTTCAACAATCGGCTCTCTCGCATAAGAGAGAAAAGAAAAGAAGCAAAAGAAAAGAGAGAATATATATTATATATATTATATATATCTATTCTATTCTACTTCTAATCTAAGTCTATTCTTAGGGGGATTTTTTCAATTTTGCATGTTTTTGATTTTGTGTTGCTTGCGTAATAGAAAAATAGAAACCGAAAGGATTTTATTTAACTCTTTGAAACTCAAAAACTTTTATTCTGCACTTTCAAAGATATTCAAATTCTCAAGGATAGACTTTATAACTCTTTGAGAATTAAGCACATAAAAAATTGAAAAAAATTACTTTTACCCCTTGACAAAAATGAAATATGTGTTATATTTATATTGAAAAAGGGAAAAGTTAAAATACAAAAATTATACTTGACAAAGAGGAAAAATGTGTTATATTTAAGTGGAAAACAAAAACAAACAAAGGAGGTGAAAGATGTATTACAAAATTTATCTAACTAAGGACTTGCAGGTGAAGGAAGAATGGGTCAACGATGTTAAGCGGAGGGGTGATGAACTGTTCACAGGCTACATCGGAGAGCCTCACTTTTCTTTCACTGCGGCTCCCGAGAAGCAAGTCTGGGGAAAAGTATACTACGAAGGAGAAGAGGTGAGAAAAGTAGAGTGGTCGGGAAGAGATAATAGATATCGTTGCCTTGCCTGTGACAAGCAGTTCAGAGCGAGAACAGAAAAGGAATACTTTGAGGAAGCGAGAGCTTTTCTACTAGAGAAAGCGGAAGAAATTAAAAAAGCTTGGGAAGAAGTGTATGCAGAACAAGAGAAGGCAGAGAAGGACAGCCCTTTTGTTCAGGCAGAAAAAGAGGAGGCTTTCAGGAAACTTGAGGCTATCCGTGAGGCTATCGCAGGAAATAAAGAAACGGTCAGTGTGCACAAAATCAGAAGGATACTTGAAGGTTGAAACCCCCTCCCCTTGCGGGAGGGAACAAAGGAGGTAAGATGAGAGTATATTATTTCAAGTTGAGGTCTATTCTTCAGTCTCTGTGCGACAGTACAGACCTGGAGATACATTATTCCCCTGACGAGGGGAAGGTGCTAATCGGCATAGGGGGGAGGAATTCCCCTTATGTCAGCAGGCATAAAGTAGTGATAGGAAGAGCAGAATACCCCTTGAAGTTGGCTTCTGTCCTTCTCAAGAACGACAATCACGCCCTCTTTCTCACAGAGGAAGAGGAGAAGGAACTGAAGAATGCAGTTTGCATTCCCGTCCCGTCGCATTCAATTTTGCAGGCGGGGGAACTGTTCCCCTATCCTGCGTGGATCCCGCAGTTTCTCAAGGATAGAAGGATAGTCTATGCAAGCTTCCCTGACAGTTTTCGGGGATACAATGATGACGGCACCCCTTCTTTCAGGCATAGGTATGTTTCACGGGTGGGTGAGATAGTCCTTGAAGACACCCGCCCAAGTTTGGAAATCGGGGTTATGAGCCTCTTTCTTGAAGACGAGGGTTGCGAGATTGTGACGCCCGAAAAGACCCTCTATATCAAAGAGGGGGAAAAAGTGAAAATGAAAGAGATAAAAGAAGATGTATGGATATTTGAAACTAAATACCTCCCCAGGATTAAAGAATTTCTGGGGAGGTATGGGTATGTTGTTCGTAGAACCTTACGCATCTCTGAAGAAGAGATTTGGTATGAAAGAAAGGAGGTAAGATGATGGACGAGATTTTCTACGAAGAAAAAGAGGATGGCAGGGAGATTAGGCGGGTTGAGATAATCTCCCTGCCTGAGGCTCTCAAAGAGAAACCAGGGACCTCTATTTTGACGGGATCCTTGGTAGACTGTAGGACAGAGGTCGTCGCCTATGTAAAAGTTGACGGAAAGTGGCATAAATTTGAAGAAGGAACAGAATATCACAGCAATTACGCCCACGAAGCCTCCTCAGATGACAGGAGACCTCTCGCCTCTCATCTTGCAGAGGCGAGAGTAGACCCTCGCCTGATTGAAAGGATTGTGATAGTTGAAAAGGGGTATCAGGATATTAGTGGACAAGAACCTTATTCTTTTTTCCATGTCAGGTTTTTTGTCCCTTCAGGAGACACTGTAGAGTATATACGAAAAATCAGGAGAAGGGTGGAAGATATTCTCAGGAAAACACCTGAACAGGTGATTAGGACAGCGTTAATGCTGGGTGTTGACATAGACGCATAAGGGCAAGGCAACGGGTTTTATACCCACAGCACAGCCCGCTTTCCCTGAAAGGGGAGGCGGGCTTTTTTGTTAACACTAACAAAGGAGGAAGCATGGCAAAGCAAAAGGAACTGATGGAACTGAAGCAAGGAAAGGTCATACAAAAAGGCGAGATAGAAAAACTCATAGAACTTGCGGTTGAGAGGAAGGCGGACATACAGGTTCTTGAAAGGCTTTTTGACTTGCGTGAGCGGTATAAGAGGGAGTGGGCAAAGAAGCGGTTTCTTGAGGACTTCTCACTCATGCAGGCGGAACTCCCTGAAGTTACAAAGGATCAAGTTGTTCTCAATAAAGATGGTTCTGTGCGGTATAAATACGCAACCCTTGACACAATCATCAAAACCGTGAAGCCTACCTTGGAGAAGTATGGTTTTTCATACTTCTTCAAGACAGAGAAGACAGAGACAGGTGTCAAGGTTACCTGTGTCCTTCTGCACAAGGACGGGCATTCTGAGGAGGCCTCTTTTGATGCTCCTGTAGATGCATCTTCCTACATGTCCCCTATTCAGCAATACGGCAGTGCTATCACATATGCAAAGAGATATTCTTTCTGTGCCCTCCTGGGTATCACGGCAGAGGAAGATGACGATGCACAGGTACAGGAAACGGATGCCTATGAGGAAGTCTATCAGTATGCGAAACTGTTAGGCTTGTGGCAGTATGAAAAAGTGAGGAACACCTTGCGAAAGGCACAACGGGAAGGCAGGCCTGTTGATGTCATGTTGAACTGGCTGGACAGGACAAAGCGTGCATTTGAAGAACAATTGAACGGCAAGGTCAAACATTTAAAAACAAAGGAGGAGAACAATGCTTCAGACAGCACAGGAGAAGAGAACAAAGATGAAACTCATCAGGCAGGCAATTCTGGACTTCCTGAAACTTCTTGAAGGTGAAGGGTATTTTTCAGGCTATACCCTTTGCATGTATGTCAACGATGTTCTGAAGATGCGGGGTATGTCAGCGATGCATGGAACAATATTGCGGGCTATGAGGGAATTGCGGGAGATAGGCAAAATTGCCTATACCTGTGTAGATTTTCCTCATTCTGTATACAAACTACAAGAAATCAAGGAGGTAAAAGATGAGTAAACTTGAGGAACTTTTTGAGGTCTGTAAAAAACACGGAGTAGATTTTAGTTATAATGCCTTCACACAGGAGTTAGAGGTTAGGAAGTTTTTGAAAGATGCAACAGGAGAGTTTCATTCTATATATGACAGTTATGTTTATTTAAGTGCTTCGGAAAAAACAGAAGACGAATTGATACAAGAACTCATCAGGTTCATACAGGAAAAAGAAAACCTTGAAGAAGAAAAGGAGGAACAATGAAAGTCTGTTTAGAGGAAGATGAAAAGTATCCTTTTTATGCCTTAAATGAAAAAGACGAAGAATGCTGGGGAGATGTCCAGGTAGATATTCCCGAAGAAAAAATGAAATGGATTCAACAGGTTATGAAGGAATTTAAAAAGGTGCAAGGATATCTTGCAAACCTTTATGAGGCAGGTAGGAAATAAAGGCAAGAAAGGAGGTGAGCGGTGAAAAAGGTTAAACTTCTGTTTTTTGGTATATTAACTGAACTAATAGAACAGGAGATAGAGTTTGATGGAGAAATAAAGATTGTGCCATTCCCAAAACCGGAAACATATGGATATGATTATGTAGCCATTTTTGGAGTGAAAGAAGAAGAGGGAGATAGTAATGAGAAGGGATTACAAGAGGAGGAACAATGAAAGAACACCTTTCTGTCAGCACCTTAAACATAAATTGCCCCCTGAAACTGTATAAGAAGATGCACGGGGAGAAACCTCAAACTTTGCCTAACGATAGTGCCCTTGATGGTCGTGATGCACATGCAGAAGTTGAGAAGAAAATCAATCCTCTGTCCTTGCTGGGGCTATCAGAAAAAGACGGCTGGGAGTATGTTCAGGAATTCAAAGTTGAATACAAGGTCAACGGAAAAAAGTTTATCTCTGTCCCTGATATGGTCTGTTGGAATGCAGAGGAAAAGAGAGGCATCATAGTAGATGCAAAAAACAGGCTTACAGGCGAAATCTATGATACAGATAAGTTTCAGTTGCTTGTATATGCCTTCTGGCTTATGCAGGAATATGAAGCGGAAGAGGTTGAAACATATATCTACTTCATACCCTACAAGAGGCTTGAGCGGGTTGAAAGGTATCTACTCATAGATGTGCCTCAAATGGAGGAAAAAATCATAGAGCGGATACGATATGTTGAAGAGGCTTTGAAAAACCCTATCCCCCATGATGGTCGTGACTGTCAATACTGTCCCTATGTGTTTGAATGTCCTCTCTATCAAGAGAAGATAGACGTTGAGAAAGAGGGTATTGAGAAAGTGATAGGAAAAATCCTATCACAGATTTGGGTTGCAAAGCAGGTCATCAAGCAGGGAAACAAAGTCCTACAGTCTTACATGAAAGGGAACAATCTGACGAGGCTTGAAGCAGGCGGACTTGAAGCGGGCTGGTATCCTACAACAACAGCAGAGATTGACGAGGTTGCTTTTCTGAAGGAGCACATCCGTGAAAAGTTGGGGCTTGAGATGAAGCAGGTTGATGCCCTTGAGCCTGTGATACAGGCAATCCTTGAAGTTGCCCCTGTTTCAAAACAGAAGGCAAAGAGAGAGGCAAAGAAAAACGAACTCCTGACAGCCTTTGTCACAGAGGTACCGGGGAAGCCTCGTTTTGAAGTCAAACCAACAAAAAAGGAGGAAGCATGATTAAATTAGAAGCCTTTGGAATTTCAGACACAAAGATAGTTTTGACACCGAAGGAAGTTGCCCGTGTGCTTGAGGTCACACCTGAAACAGTGAGGAATTGGATCAGGCGGAAATGTTTACCTGGGCGTAAAATCGGCGGGCGGTATCTTGTTTCTCGCATAAGTTTTGAAAAGTTTCTGAAGGAAAACAGGTTCATAGAACGGAGGCAGGCATGGTAAACAACATCACCCTTGAGGGTTACATTGCCCATGTGGGTGAAATATCCAAGTCGGGAAAACTCATGTTCTGCACAGTGGCATGGCACAGGAAGAGGGACAACGGGGAGGAAGATACAGTCTTCCTCCCTGTCTGGTTTTGGTTGAACAAGCAGAATGAAGGCATAGGGAAAGGAGACAGGGTGGTTGTGATAGGAGAAATCAGACAGCAGGGAAAAGCAAAGGGGCACAAGACATATATATTCGGGCGGTTGATTATTCTCTGGAAAAAACATGAAAACGATGTTGAACTTCCTCCTCTTGAAGAGGAACTTCCCTTTTAGGAGGTGCGGATGATTTGGATAAAGTTATATGCGGAAAAATGGCTGAATGGTAGTATCAGGCTTGCAGACCCTGTTGCACGGGCAGTCTTCATAGACCTATTATGTCTTGCATCCAAACACGATGGACTTGTGCAGGTTATTGAAGGTGTTCCCTATACAGAGGAGCAATTGTCCTCAATAGTGGGAGTTTCAAAACAGGAATTGAGGGACATTCTTTCAACTCTTGAGGAAACGGGCAGGATAAAAGTTAGGAAGAACGGAACGATTGTCATCAAAAATTGGAGCAAGTATCAAGTGAACATGCGTGATGGCAAAAAAGACACAGGGGTAATCTTTGACATGGAGGCAGGTAAACTTATAGTGGAAGCAAAGGTGCGAAAAGACTTTTGTGACAGGCTTGGCATCACAGAGGAAGAATTTGAATATCTGAAAAAAGATGCAGAGGACTATCTTGTGATGTCAGGCAGAAGGTATAGGGATTATAGACGCTTCCTCTGGAACAACATGCGTATGCTGAAATGGAAGTTGCAGCGGAGGCGTGAGAGAAAAGCAAAGGAAATAAAAAACAAAAAATTTAAAGAGGGGGTGGAAATATGAGGTTGACTTGTGAGCGGTGTGGTAAAGAGTTTGAGGCGTGGAACTCAACAGAGTATATGAATATCTGTGTAGATTGTTTCATCGCAGAACAATACAGGCGGTTCAGAGTGGACTTGCCTCGTGAAAAGGTGTTTCCTGTTGCAGATGCACTTGAAATTTTCAAGCGGTATGGAGAGGGATATGCTTATATCTACGGAGAAACGGGCACAGGGAAGACAGTCCTTGCCCTTCAGATATTGCAGGCATACAGGGAACTTGAATTCAGGCGGATAATAGAAGAAAACAGGGGTATTTCAGACCCTTCCCTCATCATGCAATATGGCAGTTTCTTTTCCTGTCCTCTGATTGAGTTGCGTATCAAGTCAGACCCGAAGGAGGCTTTTCCTCTTGTAGAGTACATCAATGAAACTTCAGACCTTGTAGTGCTTGATGATTTTGGCAGGGGCATCAGGCAAAAGTCAGATTTTGTGAATGACTTTTGGTTCAATGTGCTGAACATCCGTGAAATGCGGGGGCTCCGCACTGTCATCACTTCTGAAAAATCTCTTGACGAGTTGAGGGAGATTCT